GGAACCTAATGACTGAGGCACAACGGGTAGAGTTAGCTCGTAAGCCACAGATTGATAATCAGTTGCCTCATGCTTATATCGGTGGCCCAAATGGTACTCAAAACGAAGCCCAGTTGGATGCTTTGCGCCCAGCGAATATGCCTCAGTCGCAATGGGATAAACTCCCTAGAGCGTTGAAAATGCAATTAGCAGACCATAGTCTTAGCGCGGGTATTAGTGGTTATAGTGGTGGAGGCAATGGTGACGGTAATGGTGTTGACGCTGTAGAAGAACCAGAAATCCCTAAGTGGTGGGAAGTGGGCCAAAATGCTAATACCAACACAGGTACAGGGCATACTGGGGGTACAGGTGGTACTTATGACCCTTACGACCTACGGCAAGAAATGTCTGCTACTCCAGACTTCACAGGTTCTTATGACCCGGATCAGGAGTTAATGCAGGGGTCTCAGTTTTATCAGCCCCAGCAACCCTATAATCCTAGTATCCCGCTTCAGGCGTATAACCAAACGGCTCAAACTAGCTTATTGGGTAACACTGCGTTACCATCACAGCAGATTACAGGTTTACTTGCACCACCGCGTCAAGAGCCGCAATTTAACCCTAACAGGTTTAACAATTTATTAGGGGGTAACTCGTAATGGGATTACTGGATAATTTCTCTTTCGAGAAAGCTAAAACAAACCTTCTTGGTACGACCCCCGAAGAACAGAGTAAAGCACTGTCAAGCATTAGCTCGGCATTGCGTAGGTCTACTAGACCGGGCGAATCCGCATTTGGTAACGTATCCCAAGCTATTCTTGGGGGTAGGTCTGAACGTGATATAGCCACTAAAAATAGTTCTTTGGAAGTTAAAAAGGCAGCACGCGATAGGGCTAATGATTTCCTTGCATTAATGCCTAATGGTAAGAACCTCACTGACCTTAGCCAAGAAGACCAACTGAAGGTCAAGACCTACATTGAAAGTGAAGGTGGCGACTACAGTAGCCTATTCAACCTAAGTTGGGGCGTAGGAGAGAAGAAAGGTAAGGTTCTACCTGCCATGCTGGGTAAATTCACTACTGAGTCCTTAGATGTATTTACAAAATCTGGAGACTTCGCTGATCTTAGCGAAATAGCTGCTGATACAGAAAAAGTCACTACTAAGAGAGAAGGGCAGTATAAAAGACCGGGCGATGCCTCTTCAGTATTTGGTTACGTCAGAGAAGGTGTTCGGTATATGCGTGTAGATGGAGAAGAGACCGTAATGCCTGATGGGTATAAGAAAATAGATAAGCCTCTACAGACCATAAACAAGCTAAACAAGTTTGAGCAAACAGATTTCATAACCAAGAAAGTAGAAGGAATGCCGTCTTATACTGAAAGGGAGCGTCAAGTCGCGCTGGCAGACCAAACTATAGAAGTCCTACAAAGTGATATAGCCAAAGGGGTACCGGTAAGTGAGCGAGGTGTTTCTGAGCTATACAACGCGGTAGGTGGATCAAAAGCAGCAGTTGAAATAGCCCGTTTAATTTCTGGTGGCAGTCTAAAACAACGGTTTAAAGATTGGGCCAGTAAAGGGTTCTCTGGTGCACTTTCAGATGCTACTTCAGAAGAGTATGTACAGTTGGCTCTTATCGCTAGAAAATACGCGGCCAACCAAATCAATAAAGGGCTAGACCGTATTGGGGCTAACTTCGCTGGTAGCGCGGATTTAATAGATACAGATAGTATTCTAAATACCTACCGTATTAAGAACGCAGAGATACCTATGGGTTCTGTAAGGAACGCAGGGGACGCCAGTTTCCGATATATCGGCGGCCCAATAGGGGACGCGTCTTCTTGGGAGGGTATGTAAATGACCGCACCTACAGCCGCGCAGTTAGCACAGTTGACGGGCACCACCCAAGATCTATCAGTGGTTAAAAATAAGGCTGTTGTTCCTAAGATCACAAACACCCCTGAGGTAAAAATACCCGGCCCTAGCCCTGAACAGCTAGAGCAGCTTGCGTTGGGTAGTTTAACCCGCTCCTATGAGCAAAGTGCGCTAGAGGTAGGACAGCAAGAATCTAGGCAGCAGGCTGGAGAATCTAACTCGTCTTTCTTTATGCGGAGTATGTCTGGTGCGGTTCAGCGAGGACAAGTCAACAGTTTGGATGCTGTACTACCTGATGATGCGGTGGATGCCATGCGTGGGGTGAATACCCGAGGTACTGACCCAAACAAACCTTTTGTATTTAACCCTCCAAGTCAACTAATGCCTCCAACTGAACTTCGGGAGCATAGGAACTGGATAAGAAATACCTTCCGAAAAGGGGAAGAACCTCAACCTATCGTTGGGGAAGATCTAACTGCATTTGAGGAATTCACTGCGGCTTCTGCCGCTGGGGTGGAGGCGGCTTCTGATATAACCAACATAGCTAGAGCGCCTTTCCGTATTTTAGCAAATATGACCCAATCCATTCTCCCCGGGGCAGCAGCAGATACCGGCGTTAGGTACATGATGGAGGTGGCTGAAGAACAAGAATGGAGTGACGCCACAAAACTAAGCATGGCTCTAGCAACAGGCATTACTTCTGCTAGTGCTATAGCGGTAGCCCAAGCCCCAATTGCTATCGCCTACACAGGGTATAAAAAAGCAAAGTTGTTGGACGTTGAAAGTTCTATGTCCCACCTTAATAACCGCCAAGCACAAACCTTTGCTAAAGTAGTCGCAGAAAGCCAAGATAACTTCCCTGAAATCGTGGCTGAAGCAATGGCACTACAGGAGAGGTTTAACACTGATTTATCAATAATCCGTGTCGCTGGTGGTCTACAAAATACAATAATGAAGGATGAATTTGTACGCCTGTACTCTGATCCTAAGAACACCAAATACCGTGCTGAGGTAGATGCCTCCATAAATCAGTTTATAGATTTCCAAGAAAAGAACCGTAAACTACTTGTCGGTGCCGGGCAGTCAGATATATTACCTGATGTTGCTTTCGCAGTAAATAAAGAGCAGCGGAAAAGAACGGTAGATATTGATAAACGGAATACTCATTTCAAAGATCAAATAAAAGAGGTAGATACAAAACTGGCTCGCCTAACTCTAAGGTTAACCGCCTCTAAAGGTAAGACAGAAGTAGGGTTTGTTGCTCAGAACCTTTTGGACGAGAAGTGGGAACTGGCTAGAAAGTCAGTAAACCCCCAATATGAGGCGCTAAAAGAATCAGCAACTTCTGCTGGTGTACGAATGTCGTCTGAGTCTACCGCCTCTCTCGTATCCTCGGTCAATAACCTACCTGAGAACTGGGGTAAGTTTTTTGATATACCCAACGCCGCTAAGGTAGTTCCTGCGCGGACGAAGACAATATCATCTTTAGAGAATGGGGGTGTGGTATCCGCTAGATCTCTTACCGATGTTACTGAACCTAAAAAGGTTACTAGGACTGAAGAGTTCACCCCTGCTGATGTAATGTCCTTGAAGAACAAAGTAAACAAAGCCCTTAGAGCAAAAAATCTAAGTGCAGACGATGCTCTTCTATTAGGGCAATTTAAAAGGAAACTGTCGGCGGAAATTGATAAAATGCCCGGCGACTTTGGGGCCAAACTAAAGGCTATTGACCTACAACGATACGAAGTCATGGGTGTCCCTTTTGACTCTGTGGGGGTATCTCAGATGAACTCCACAAAGTTTTTTAATACGGTTAGCCGGAATCTCACTAACGTACAGAAGGCAAGAGACTTTATCCAAGCTGTAGGTGTTGATGGTATCCCTGTTTTAAAGGACGCTATATATGCACAGATTGACCACATGGCCGTACGTGGAAGCGGGGTTGCTAACCCAGCTAAGGTAAATGCTTGGCTATCAGATAAAGACAATATAGCTCTTGTGAACATGGTGCCGGGGCTATCCGAGGAGTTAAAATCCACCTCTGAAGCTATTATGAACGCCAAATCTGTTAAGGCTAGGATTGAATCTGATTTTGCGGCTAACGCATATCAGGCTACCGACGACTTCCTTAAAATAACACGAAAGCAGGGCATAGGGACTTTTGTTAACAATATGCTCCGCTCAGAAAACTCAGTAACTGATTTTAATGATGTATTAAAAACACTATCCCCTGACAGTCAAGAAAAGATAACCTCGGGTATACGTTCAGCTTTATTAGACAAAGCAATAGGTGCTTCGTCTAAAAAGTTAACGAAGGGGGAGACTAACCCCTCTGTAACCTTTATGAATAATAACCGCCCGGTGTTTGATGCTTTCTTTGGACGGGCGTACACCCCATTTGTGGAGGATGCACTATCTGCGTATGACCTGATAAATCAGACGGGAATTCAAGACATAAGGACTAGGGCAAATATATCCCACGGGGAGTTGTTTGAAGCTCAAACTGGTGTGGGTGCCTCTACGATTCAATCCCAGATACGTCAAACCTCGTCTGTAAAGTCTCCTATTACCGCTGCGGCGTTCTTGGGTTCTAAGGCTGGACAGTTCAGGATGGATGTTAAGCGAGATATGCGACTTATGGATGTGTTGCGTGACCCTGAAGGGGTTAAGGAACTTGCTGAAGCATACCGTAGAGCAAAGAAAGCCGGCTGGAAAGGTAAGTCTATGACTGCCTTGAAAGCTATAGGTGAAAATATTGCTAGAAGAACCTTACGTGGCTCGTACATAGGTGCTAAGGAAGGATCTAGCAGTAGGTTGACGCAAGAAGACTCTCCGGAACAGCAGCAAATGCTACAGGTACAGCAACAACAACAGAACTTACAGGGACAACAGTAATGCAGGGTCTTCTAGGGTCGGGTAGCGATGTGGAAATATTTACTTTTAGCATTATTGGTAGGGGGTAGCCCAATGGCCGGATTATTAGATCAACCAGAACAAGCGCCTGCATACCAAGTTATTAGGGATAAGCTGAGAGCTAGGTTGCCTGACGTGTCCCATAACACTATAGCGGGTATCCTTGGCAATATACATGTTGAGACCGGGGGCACGTTTGACCCTGAACAAAAGCAGAAGGGCGGCGGCGGGTTTGGTCTGTTCCAGTTTGATTATAAAAAAGGGAAGGTGGGCACTGGCATGCGTGGGGCTTATGAAGCCCACATTAAAGATGCGGGTATTCCCAACAGTGCTGATGCCCAGTTGGACTTTATGATGAACTTAATATACGCCAAGAAACCACTTTACGAATTGGGGGCCGGAAATACTAAAAAGATAATAGACGCTTTTGAAAATGGTGATCCTGTCAGTGTATCTGATAATTTCCAAGATTGGTTTGAGCGCCCGGGTGTTGAGCACCGCGACAGACGCCAGCGAGCCACCTTGTTCTATGCCACAGAAGGCCAAGAACACCCGCTACGCAAGAACTTATTGGACTGGTCTATCACAGAGTAGGTATAACGAAGCCCTCGCTATCGACTACGATGGGGGCTTCTACCAGCCTGACCACCTCCCCCAATATTATCTCGAGACCCCACCCTGCAAAATAGGCTGAGAACGCGGCTACGATACACCAAAAGGTAAGTTTGCTCATTCGATAGCCCCTAAGTCAGCCTTGAGTTCTACAATCTTACTTGATCTGGCTATTTTGGCTTTTAGATCCATTGAATAATACTCCAAACTACGATTGTTACTACCCCTATGATCTGCTCAATAGGGAATTTCTCGTCCATACTGTCCTGCCTAAAAAGGACATATTATACGTTACTTCGGCGCTCAATTTCACGCTTAATATACCACTCTGCTTTCTTTAGGTCTTCAAGCCCCCCATCATCATGCTTTAGGTCAGCACGCCAAATATACTTGACCGCGTTACCTAGATTAAATCCCATGTGTTCTGTTACGGTAATACATTCTACCCCACTAGGGTGGGTACGGTAGTGACTAGGATTTATCGCGCTAAGTGTCGGCTCTTCTACCGCTAAGTCCTTACCCTTTAGTGAATGAATATCACCGAAATCGTCTGTAAATGTAGTTTCAATTTTACTCATTGTAGTATTTCCTTTATTAATTCATTTCGTCTGATGCTGATTGCGCCATATAGGTTATTGCTATCTACGGCGGCAACACTGGCCGCCATTGAGCGGTTAAGTAAGGGGCCACACTTTTTAAACGATACCCCTAATGCCCGTAGGTTAATCAACTTAACTAAGTCTAAATTGCTCCAAGACACTTGGACAGGCCGTTTAACTTTAGGCTTGACTTTGACCTGCGGAGAGAATTCTTTAGGTATGGTGGGCTTAAATACTATTCCTATACTCATTTTTTGCCTCCTATGGGCCAATCCTCAATGATAGTTGATGGGCTTATGCCCTGCTTAACCCGGTCTTTCGGTCGGGTATCTTCACCAACGGGCACCTGTTTATGACCGAAAATCCGGTCGTAGTTATCTTCAAACTGTTGGTTCATCGGTTTTGATACTGGTTTATCTTTTGCACTCATAATATTACTTCCCATAACGTTGTGAATATTGAGTATCCGCTGCAATGGGAAGACCCTCTGCCCATACTGGCGGCTCAATCATAATGGTATGTAGCTGGTCGAAACATTCGCCCTCCACTACCAGTTCATCGTGGACGCTAAACAGCGTCTTTAATCCTGCGTCATGCGCCCGGACAATCGTCTCACGCATAATGTCTGCCGCTGCACCTTGAGTGGCGTTCTCGGCCAGTATCAGGTGGTTCACTGTACGGCGTAACCACTTAGCCCCTGCTTTGGGCTTACCGCCGCCCCATAAGCACGTTAGCTCAAAACCTTCATCGCCCCATGGGTAAGTGACCCACTCAAAACGAGGCTTTATATACGCTAGGCACCGACCGCTTGGCAACATCATCCATAAGAAGTCCCTACCATCGCTCTGAAAGCGTAGCTTGCCATGATGTGTCATTAGTCCCGGCTGGCGTACTGCATTCTGTGCGGCGCGTTTAACGCCCCACCAGAACGGTTCTGCCCAAGGGTTTGCCTTGCGCCATGCGACCTTAATCGAATCGGCCTTATCGTGGTCATACACTAGGCCGTAATTCTTAGCCATAGCCTTTACTGCGTTAGCGCCACCACCAAAACCACAGGCTAAGTTACCCTGCTTGGAGGCTTGGCGTAGGTCGGCGTCTACCTCGTCCACTGAGTTGAGGTCAAACATACCCACAGCAGATTCGGTGTATAAGTCGCGGCCCTCACGGAATATGTCCAAGGTCAGTTCTGCTTTAGGGTCGGCAGATAACCATGGCAATACCCTAGCCTCGATCTGACTGTAGTCAGAAAAGGTAAGGCCGGGGCCGCATGTAATCGTAGAGCGTAGAAGTCTACCCAGTGTGTTGGCAGGTTTCTCTATCTCGTACCCGTCCATAATGTCAATCATGTAGGGTTCTGGATCTTTAAACACCTCCCGGCGGAAGTTCTGAAGCTGTAGCCCCCGTGAACTATAACGCCCGGTTGCGCCTGCACCATTCCAGATCATCGAACCATAGACCCTACCCTCTATGTGGGTATTCACCATGGTACTGTATTTTGATACTGCACTGCCTCCTGCCTCTTCCATGATCTGGAGTAGCTCGGCAGCTTCAGGGTGTAGACCTTCAGCGTTGGCAAGATAACCTCGGTGTTCTTTGTCTAAACTGTACTTGAACGTGCCGTCTTCCTTCTTAACAGCCAGTAATTCTTTTTGTTCTTCGGTGATGCGCTCGAACAGCCATACATCCCTTGTTTTACGGCTTGTAGGCTTCAGCACAGCGCCGTCGGTTAATTTCTGTATCTTATTAGCCACCTCGACCTTGACGTCTTCTGAGTACCCTAGAGCCGCCTTAGCGAATTGTACGTCTAACGGCACACCCCGGTCGTTCATCTGTTCTGTGATGTGGTACTGTGCCCATTCATCGTCAGTTAGTTCACGCAGTACACTACAGAACTGGCGCATGGTGGCCACGTCCATCTCGCAGTAGTCCTGCATCAATCCTTTATCGTCGCCTTTCCATTCAGTCAAGAAGCCCGGCGCGCAGTAATCACGAATCAGACGGGTTCCTTCCTTCTGCTTTTGTAGGGGCAGGTCTAGTGCCCGGCACACGTCAGCTAGACTTGCGGGCAGGCCATGAGCTAAGGCACGGGCTGAAGAACAACGCCATTGATTTAGTTTAGGGGGTAAAATGGAATAGTCGTCTGCTATAACGAAATCGAATAAGTGACGTTCAAAAGCGGCATTATGTGCATATAGCACATTACCTGCAATGATGTGATCTATTATGTCTTGGGGGAATTCGGTGGCATCCTCTTCAAACCACGTCTGTACGTCACCCTCGCCAAAGGCGTAGGATAGACAGATAATGCTGGTGGTGAGGTCTTGCGAATAGCGGGCTAGGCCGTGCTTGATTAGATCAACCTGTGATCTGGTCTCAAGGTCTAACCAAAGTATTGAGGCTCCCATTTGCTCTCTCCTTCAAAGGGAAATAGCCCCCTTGCGGGGGCGTAAGAATTAAGCTGCGGCGGCGCGGCGGCGACGCTTAGGCTGTACTTCTTCCTCGGAGGCTTCTTCTGTAGTATCAGAAGTTAGCTTCGCGGTATCACTCTCAACATTACCCGCTTGATCCATCCAATCGACCACAGTAAACACTGGGTTATGAATGGTTCCGCCTTGTTGTGCCTTATAGCTTTCGCTGTCTAGCTTAACAACCGGGAACAAGAAGTTTGCTTCACCACTTGCGCTGCGGATCTTAACCGCATTGAGTAGTGCATCGGCACCTTTACGTCCACCATAAGAGTTGGATTCAAAGGTTAAGATGGTGTCTTCATCGTCCAAGAACGCTGCGTCAAAACCGCGTGATTCAGTCGGGCTATCGCCATTCTCACTTGGCATGGGCATCGGTAGGTCTTGGGTGAATGAGGCTTGAACCTTCTTAGGCTTGCCGCCTGTCCATAACGTCCAGCCATGGCGGAAAGACGCCACGTTGACTGCAATGGTTTCGCCCGTAATGTCTTCCTGTTCTTTACCGAAAACAAAGTTGCCGGTCTTGAACTTGAACTGAATAAAAGCAACGCTGCCCGTCGTTTGCTGTGTCTCTTGGACACGGCTGGCGGCTAACATGGCTTGAATATCGGTTGCGGAGTTTTGTGCTGTAGGGAACATAGGTTACTTCCTTTTTAAGTTTGCTTTTTGGTTTATAAGGCTAATGCCTTACTGGTAATACTACTTGTTTCAGCCAACGGAGTCAACAAGTTTGTGTAAGGAATCAATAACAGACTTATTGACTGCCTCACGTTTATCGGACTCATGGACTAATGTTAGACCACTTGATACCGAAACGATGAACCCGGACAGGTCATGCCCTAGTTTTTCCTTCTTTACCAGCGTTATCGCCTGTGCTGGGGTTATCATCACCTCTTTATAAAGGCGATCATGGGGGATTAATCCCGCTAAATCCCGTCCCGCCCCTTCCATCCACTTCTTGGCAGGTCGTTTGTCCACCAGCTTATACTGGGGAACAATAACGCCGCTGTCCATGTAGGTTTGGGCTAGGGTGCGGACGTCTTTTATCCACGACTCTAGTTCATCGACCTTGGCTAGACACGCTGATACTTCGTTGGCGGTCTTCTTGTCCATCAATAGGGCAGACTCTGATTCTTCTTTACGGGTGGGGCAGACTGCTGCGACCGGGCAGTAGTTGCAATGGCCACCACTTGACGCCTTGTTTGGAGTTTCCAAAGCCTTGAATAGGGTGTCGCTGAATCGTTGGATAGCGCCAAAATCCGTTTCCCATACGTCAGCATCATGGCTGCACTTGGGCTGGACGATCACGCAGACCAGATCTTCTACCTTATCAAACCATCCGCTTGTCTTGCTGTCTTCTCTGGCAGCTAAGGCGTAGAATAACATCTGCTTATTCTCTTCCGCCTTGACTTTCTTCATACCGAACTTATAGTCCAGCACGATCATGGTCTTTAGGTCTTCAGATATGGCCAACATATCAATACTGCCACCCATCTCGCCACTAATGATTTCCACGAACGGCTCGCAGATAAAATCAACTACCCCATACTTGTCCAGTATTGACTCGACCATCGTGCGGGCTGGTATGGCCAGATCTTCGATCAGGTCTTCAGTGAGCACTTGCTTGTTGTACTTGCGCCCTTCGCGCAGTTGCACTTCAAACTCTAGGTCATGGGTATAGTAGTCTTCCATCACGTCATGTAATAGATTGCCCTCGTCTGCGGCGTTGTTGCTCGTATTGAACTTGGGCAGCTTATCCGCCCGCGCCAACCATGCAGGGCATGCTACAGTCCTGGCAGCGGTACTGCCTCCTATTTTAAGATGTTTCATTTTGCTCTCTCCATTGTTCGGCCATAGCATTGGCTATACCCTGATAAGTAGTTGATCTTAGTTTCCACCGTTCTGGACTTGGGGGTAAGTAATGCAAACGCTCCCGTAAATTCTTTGGTAGCAACATCATTTCCTCCTTCACCACGTTAGTTGGTATTAGATCCGGTAATCCTTTGAGCCATAGGCAAGTCGCTTTTTGCTCCATGTGGCCGAACATCCAAGGCTGGATGATCTGGCTATACTTCTCTCCGCCTATACGATCTCTCGCATACTTGTGCATGATTGGGTTTTCTATACAGATTCGTGGGACAGGTGCTTCAAGTAACTGCTTGAAGAACGCTGCACCCTCGTCTAACTGCTTCCACCGGCTATCGTCTTTATGTAAGTGGCATACACCTGAGTTAGCCAAATAAGTACAGGGCGGGTGGGCAACCATTAGATCAAACTGAGTTAGGTCTAGGTCAAACACGCTTCCCTCGTAGTGTGGTCCTGGCACGTCTGTAGGCAGTAGGTCACAACTCATGGCGTCATGCCCCTTAGCTATAAACGCATCCCTAACCCTTCCACTATATTCACACGCCACTAATATTTTCATTTTGCTTTTTCCTGAATTAATATGTTGTCAATTATTTCTTTTTGGTTTAACCATCACCTGACATATAGGTCAGTATCCTAGCCAGTGATACGATGGTGGCGAGGCCCCCCACAGCATACACTGTAGGCATGAGCCAATAGTGCATGGCCAGTATCACGGCACTTAGGATGATGAATATTGCGGCTACTAATGTTGCTGGCATATATTACTCCTATTTACCCTTCAAGTGATCCATGAACGCGTCCATGTGCTGTGACTTATCTTCAAGTCGTGCCAGCACCACGTCGTCCACAGTGTTCTCCGCAACCAGATAGGTTACGCGCACTTGTCCTTTCTGCCCTTGGCGGTGTATCCGTCCTTGGGCTTGCTCGTTAATGTCCTTGCTCCAGCATGGCTGGAAGAACATCAAGTCAGCGCAGACGTGCTGTAGACCATCGACGCCATGACTTAGTGTGCTCTGTTGGGCCACTAAGATCTGAACCTCGCCTGCTTTAAACGCTGCAATAGATCCTTCTGAATCACTACCCCCGTATACACAGGTGAACCGTTTGTCTGCCTGTTCCAAGACACGCTGTAGTTGTGTGCGCTGGTGGTTGTACTCATATAGGATAATGGCCGGCCGCTCTTCTAGCTCTCCGATCCACTTACTGGCAGCCTCGGCACGGAAGTTATCGTATTCAATGACGGCCCCGTCTTCTGTCAGTGCAAACCCACTGGCCATTTGACGTAGCTTGCTGGTCATTACGGCGGCGTTAGCTGCCACGATAGCCGTTTCATCTAAGTCAACCATCATATCTTTACGCATCATATCGTAACGCTTTAACGTCGCCTCTGGCAGCTTAAACAAATAGTCGTCTACAATGATAGGTAGCATAAACTCTTCCTTCTTATAGTCGATCACATGGATTAGGTGCTCGACCTTCTCCAAGATCTTCTTGTCTGCCCCGGCTTGTAGTGCCCAGTTGTATTGCTTGTAGTCAGTCGGGTAGAAGTATTTAGTGAGGTAGCTCTGCTTTGACCGACCTAATGCCTTGCCGCTGTCGATGATCCGACACATGGCGTATAAGTTCTCGAACGATTCAGAGACCGGTGTGGCGGTCATGGCCCATCGCGTGGTGATGCTATCGGCTGGCTTGTTCTTTAGCTTACTGGTCTGCTTGCCGGTGGCCTTAGATAGCTCGTCGATTAGGATCAGGTCGCAGCCGTGCTTTAGCTCAAGTAGAGAGTTAAGGTTATTAAGGCTAACGATCAATACGTTCTTTGTTTGGTCGTTGACCATGGCAGCACGTTCGGTTGGTGTGCCGGTCAGTAGTGCTAGCTTTAGGGTGCCCCCCCACTTGTCCGCCTCTATAGGCCAGTTGTTGATTACTTTAGGTGGCGCGACTACAATAGCGCGCTTGGTTGGGCTGTGGTCTAAGCGGGCCTGTATGGCGGTTAAGGCTACAGCCGTTTTACCTGCGCCTGTTGGGGCAATTAATATAACCGCGTCATTCCTAAATAGTTCAGTGGCCGCTGCAATTTGGTCAGCCGTTAACTTAAAGATTGACTCTTCGGGTAGTTCTTCGGGTAGTTCTTCGGGTAGTTCTTCGGGTAGTTCGGCGAATAGCCTAGCTGCTGTGGGATGCAACAAGACGGTCGAACGCTTCGACGCTTCGGATGATGTAGGCATTGGCTTTATTCCTTTTTAGTTTATTAATCATATAATCTTGCAGCTTGCTTGTCTTGCCGGTGGCGGTCTTCAGTTCTATGAAGAGTACCGTGCCGTTTGGCAGGACACACGTTAGGTCTGGCCAGCCGCGACTACTTGATGAATCGACTTTAACGCAAAGAATACCTAGTTGTCTAGCTTTTTGTGTAATCTTTTGTTGAATAATTGATTCACGCATTATATACTCTCCTTAATCAAACAAAGGAGTACACCATGCCAGAAATTAATATCAAACTCAAATCAAAAAAGAAAATGAAACGTTCTTCCATCTATATCCCGGATAACTTGATGTATCAGGTTGAGGACATTGCGATCAAGAACGACATTTCCATTAACAGTACCATCGTGCAGCTAATCGAACTGGCGCTGGATGTGGGCGAGGCTTACCAGCAGGGCATTGTTACCGTGGTTGATCCCGGTGATCTTGACAGTTTGGGTATTGAGCACAGCCGCACTGAACCTAGCGCCTGTAATTTGTAAGCTGCCATGGGAGAGTTAGCAATGAAGGACAATAAAAAAACCACGTTACGCGGCGTCGTGCCGGTAACTAATAAAGAATTCCTCAATGTGTTGTTTGGTGATGAATGGGACAGGGCGCACGTCACGTCGTTTTCTGACGACCCTAACGACATTACCATAGATAGAAGAGCAATCTGTTGGGCCGGTGGTTTAGCTGGTTCTGAGTTAGCCCGTATGGGCGAGCGTGATAACCAATACTTTACCATCTCGCTATTCAACTTCGATGAAAAGAAAGGCAAGGCTCGCCGTGCTAAAGATCTGTTCGATGCGTGTTTTGTTATCGTGGCGGATGATGTGCGGGAAAAGCTACCTGTTGAACTGGTAGAGAAGTTACCTGTGCCCACCTATAAGATGCACTCGTCGGCTGGTTCTGAGCAATGGGGCTGGGTATTATCGGAGCCGTGCGAGTCGCGCGATACTGTAGATAATTTACTGGACGGTTTAGTATCTAAAGGTCTAGCCCCAACCGGGCGTGATCCCGGTATGAAAGGTGTGACCCGTTATGTCCGATTGCCAGAAGGGGTGAACAGTAAATCTTCTCGGCTGGTGGATGGTGTACCGTTTCAGTGTTATATATCCGAGTGGAACCCATCGCGTAGTTATGCAATAGAAGAGTTGGCTTCAGTGTTCGACATAGATTTAATGGCGGGCCGTCATAACTTGGTTGTTGATGCTGCCGATGAATCATCGCCATTAGTGCTTGGCCACCCTATCTGGCCACACTTAACCGTAACCGGTTATGGTGATGATGGATGGGTGCGGGTGGATTGCCCGAATGCAGACAAGCATAGTTCGGCGGATGCGTCAGGTGGCGCGTTTAGGATTGCAGAAGATGGGCACGTTGAGTACCAGTGTCATCATGGCGCTTGTAATGGTGATGCGTCTACCGGGAAGTTGACCGGGCCGCGTATGCTGAAGCTCATTAGTAAGCAAGTGGGCTTAGATATGCCCGAGTTGTCGCGTTTACATGTTGAGTCGGTACAGGTCGCCGGTGTTCGTGCCATGTTAGAAGCGGGCGTTATTAGTAATAGCCCGGGCCTATTAGGTGACGCTGTGACGTCTGGTGCTGGCGGTAGTGTTGTTTTGCGTGATCCAGCTATCGGTGGTTTATGGGAAAAAGACATTATTGATTATGTGTACATGGCCGCGCGGCATGAGTTTTATAACCTGCGGTCGGGTGCGTTGATCCCGGCAAAAGGGCTAGATTCTTTGTACTTGTCCGAATGTACTGGCGCTAAAGGTGGCTTGCCGCTGGCGTCGCGTCAGTTCCTAATGGCCATGGATAAAGAGCACTCGGTCGCTGATGGTTTGGGTTGGTTACCAACGGGCGGAAGTAAGCCGGCACGCAATGCGGTGATCTTTAGCTCGGAAGGGCGGCGGCTGGTGAATACTTGGAAAGGGTTTGCGTTAACGCCAGTGCCCGGTGATGTATCAATCTGGCTAGAGCACGCCGAATACCTGTTCCCGGATCCATTCGAGCGGGGCGTTGTGATTAAATACCTAGCAGCGGTGCTGCAACGTTTAGGTGAAAAACCAGCGTTCACCATCCTTAATAGGGGCACGCTACGCAATGGTAAAGATTCGTTCTTTGAACCGATGATGAAGATTTTCGGCTCGGCGGCTGGTGCGGCTAATGTTGAGGACGTCGCGTCCGGGTGGGGTGATTATGTGTTCGGTATGAAATTTATGATTATGCACGAAGCGAACATGGGCCAGCGCAAGGATACTGCCAATAACTTAAAGGTTATTATTGCGCCGTCGGCTAATGGGACGCGGATGCTTAATATAAAGGGTAAAGGCTTGGTGACCCAAGCGGATGTTACCGCATACTTGATTATGACTAACCACCGGGACGCTATCGCCATTGAATCTGGTGATATGCGCTATTTTGTGGCTGATTCATGGGTTGATCCACGCGATGCGCTTTATTACTCGCGCTTGCGCGGCTGGTTAGAACGTGATGATGGGTTTGCCAAGGTGATGAACTACTTGCTTGGGTTGGATGTATCATCGTTTAGCTTGCGTGAACTACCTAAGGTAACGGGCGGTGCGCGTGAAATGATGCAGTCAGGTAAGTATGATTATGAACAGGATATGGAAGAAATGATTATTGCCGGGGAATTCCCGTTTAATACCCCATTTACACTTAAAACCTTAAAGGCCGTGCTGCGCGATTCTGGCCATGGTAGGGTGGGCAATAATGGCATAGAATCGGTGCTTAGGGGTTCAGGGTTTATGAAATATAGGGGCGCTAAAAAGGTCGATGGTGTGACCAAAGCGACGCCCCATTTCTATTCTAATTTATTGCCATTGGAGGCGACGGGAAGCGAATCCTACGCGGAGTATTTTGATTTCCATGATGTGTAAATCTTGTAACTTTAGGGCGGGTTACAAAAGTTACAAGGTTACAAAGGAAATCTGAACCCAACCCAAAAGCCATAATAATTTATATTATGGCTTTTTTGTGTGTTTTGGTGCGGTTACAAAAAAAGTTACTGTAACTGAAAAAACTTTTGTAACGCTGAAACCCCTATAAACAGTGGTTTTCCTTTAAGGTTACAAAGTTACAATAATATATATATATATTGTATATATAATAATAATAAATAATAAATAATATATCTTTTTTTATTATATATAGGAGCGGTTTGAAAACGTTTTGTAACCTGTAACCTTGTAACCGTGATTTGTTGGTAATGGTTTGGTGTGTTGCTGGTAACCTCCAAAACGCCCGTCTAAGGTCACCAAATTTCGTCTATGGTAAGCCCTAAGTCTTTAGCTAATAACGCGTCCTCTATCAATCGTCTACGCCTAGTCCTTTGTTTACTTTGTTTGGTTGCTTCGCGTTTTGATTTCTCGTTTAATACTTCAACTTGTGCCGGCGTGAAAACTATATTTTGAAATTCTTCATTGATGATGATGTTTTTCATCTTGTCGCCTCAATAGTCTAATTTAGCTAAATGTTTAAAAATAAGCGTTTCCAGCTCGATTATATCGAGTGATAGGTATTCGCCGTTAGCCCGTAATACGTCAGGTATAGCGTTTATGATTTCGTATTGCATATCGTCCGCCGTGTACTTGGTCACGATAAAATAGACCGTCCATCCGTCGATATTGAAGGTTTTAGGTGTTATTAGTGGTTTAGTCATGATTATGGCCTTTAAAAAAGCCCGTACAGGGCTTTATGGGTTAAAGGTATACCATAGCATACCTTTTGATTAATGCCCTTTAGAAGGGCTTATATGAGGTTAACGTTTACAATTCTACCCCATCAAGGCACGCTTTAAACTTGCGTATATTTGCACAAGCGCCAAGCGCGTTTAACCTGCTACGCGTTGTGGTAGTTGGCCCCACCTTAAACGTGCGCTCGTTCGGTTCTAGCGTGCTAGTGTTGTGATGGTATAAAGCGATATGGTTGCCATGTAAAAATATACTACTCACATTTTTACCCGCTAGATACGTTACGAGCGTGTTATCTTTTTCCCATTCACTTTTATTGTTTACCGCGTCCAACATTTGCTTTTCGATTAAGCGCATGATTTCACCCCTCTAATATAGCCATGTAATGTATTTTCCAATTCCCAAAACTCAATGCTATCAAACTCGATTTGGTTTAAATCGCCGTTTTCGTTTTGGTGATACCAATTGCATGATGGGTCTGTAGCCACGCGCAAATAATATTCGTTTTCGTGCTGGTATAGGTTGCCGGTTACGGCTTGAACTTTTTTCATTTTACATTTTCCTTTTATGAATTGTTGACGCGTTCAGCCTTACCGAAGTAATACCACGCGCCGCTATTTTGTAACACTTGCCCCGGTATACCTGATTTACATAAATACCAAGCCGTTCGAGTGCTCTTCTTTTCCCATACTGAACCAGCGAAACAGAATAGAGCGCCTAACTTTAAATCGTTAAATGTCTCCATGCTACACCTCTTCTAAGTCTATTAATTTAAACGCGTCCGCGCTAAAGAATGCGCTGCTAGATAGCCCACCATTTACCGGGCGCTTGCGCCATAACTCATAATGCGAGCCATGGTTAACGACGCCATAGTTCCGCATGGTATCGCCGAAAAACTTCATAGTGTCTCGAGTGAAAAAGAACCCTTGCGGGTTG